TCATACACCAGTAATATGCTTTAGCTTATTCTTACTACATAGCTTCTTATTTGCAATTCAAAATACTAAAATAGGCACAATAATAAAATTTATATCCAAGTTTCTATAAGGAGAAAATTTCGTATGTTAGTCATATTGGTTTATATAACCATTTTTGTAATTAGCTGAATTTGTTTATCTTATTTCGTGTAAACATCATAATTTTAGAAGATAGATTTATAAAATTATGAGTAATATATATATAAAATATTGCTTTGCTTTGAAAAGAAAAGTCTAGCAGAATAATTTTTTAGCAAAACTGGGATTTAAATGAACTTTTTGTATATTACTTATGGTAAAAAAGTCCCTGTTTGAGAACAGGGACTTTATATTAGCTTTATTTAATGCTTAATTTTTTTTAAGAATTAAGGACGACTCCATTCAAGTATTCCTTTTAATTCATCGGGAACTAATTTAAATAATTTTTTAATACATTCAATATGTATATTATAGTTTGGTGATATTCTATTATTACAATTTTCAAAATAATATTTAGTCTGATAATTCAAAAAATGCACATCAGATTCATTAAAATCTGAATTCAAAAGTTTTAATGGCAAATTATGTACCAGTTGAGATTCTAAATAGCAGGATTTATCCAAAGTTTTTTAAAGCATACCATGAGTTTGAAGATTTCTAATATGAGTAATGCCCAATAAAGTATCTCTATATAAATTTCTCTTTTATCCATTATTTTTTCCCTTTTTGGGAATCGTCCAGACATACTTAGTGGGTATTCCTGCCTTGTTAAGTTACTTTTTTAATAGTCTATAAATATTTAAAGAATCAATGTTTTTACTGACTACCTTAGCACATGTTCTTTCACGATAATATTTTCCTTCTTAAAAATTTTCAGTTCCATTAAATAATAATAATTTTCCAGATTCTTTAAATTATAAAAGCCCAGCATAAGCTGAGCTTTTAATTAAACTATATTTTAGCTAAACATTCTGGGAAAATACTCACTAATTTTATCATTATCGAATATTCTATCTTTTGTAAAATCCACCGTATCAGATACGACGATTACCGGCCACAACTCTTTCGGTAAATCTTCGATTGAAGCATAGATTGTTGGAAGATAAGATCTATAATAATCCCCGGTTTTAATTTTTCCTATATAATCAACTAAAAAATAATTTTCCTCATAATCAAGAAATCCATAATATACAAACACCCCCTTTTTTGCAGATAGTCCCTCATCTAAAAGTACCTTCTGCTTAGATAACTTTGCTACTGACTTTTCAACATCTTTCCTTTTTTTTAAATCCGTATAATTATTAGTATATAAATCCAATATTGTTTGTCCATGTTTGTTGTATGAATATTGACTATATTCATCCAGACCTTCATAGATGTGTTCAAAAAAAGGATTTAGTAATGATTTTGCATTATCATTGGATAATAGAGCTTTAGGTAAATCTCCCCAAGATTCATTCACCATTATTGCAATTTTTCCATTTTTATCCATTGCAGGCCAATCATATGTTGATAAACCATCTGCTTTCCAGTTTATATTTAAATCTTCAATAATCATCTGAATTTATCCTTAGGAAATGTCACTCAACAACTATTACGATTTTCATACTACTAGTTTCTTTTCTTCAGAACTATCTCATCCCTTTCTTAATCTGAAGAAATCGATCAAATGAATCTTTTCTATAGCAATATCAATCTTTAAACAATTAATTTACTAAATCACTTGAGTAAATTCTTTTTGCGATCATTCCTTATCATTATAATGCTATATAAATCCAATTCAATATCGTCTCTTAACAACACATATTAAGAAAAATAATATTGTTAACTGATTTTACTTTTAATTATAAAGCCCCAGTTAACCGGTTTTTTTTTAGTTATTAAAGCAAATAAAACACGACAATCCCTGATAATTAAACCGCTATAAAATCGCTCCTTTTATCTTTTGAATATATTGTTAAAATTTTAATAAAAACTAGTGAAAATTAAAAGTCACAACTAGAATTGTGTTTTGGAAATTATTTAGGATAAGTTATGAAAATTACATCTAAAATAAGACTTGAAAATTTAAACCTATTAGTCAAAGAAGCTGGAGGTGTAACGCAACTAGCTAAAAGAGCAGGATATAAACAGTCTAGTTACTTATATCAAATCATTAATCGCACACCTGTTCAAAATGGCAAAGCAAAAAATATCGGATCAAATATGGCTTCAAAATTAGAAGAAGCCATGAATAAACCTAAGGGATGGATGGATCAAGATCACCAAAAAAATTCAAAATCAAATTCTGTGTATCTCGGCACTCTAGAAATCTGGGGCTATTCTAAACCTTCAGGTGACGTTGAAATAGAAGTACCGTTTTATAAGGAAATTAGTTTTTCGGCAAGTAATGATTTTGCAGAATACATCAAAGATTACAATATATATAAACTTTGTTTTGCGCGTTCTATTTTTGCAAAGCACGGCATTAATCCAGAATCCGTTGTGTGCGTTACAGCAAATGGCAATAGTATGTATCCTGTTATTCCAGATAGCAGTACTATCGGGATCAATACAGATGATAAAGATATTCGAGATGGCAAAATATATGCAATAAATCATAATGGATTACTGCGTATAAATATTTTAAAAAGACGCCCAGGAAACAAATTATTGATCCAAAGTTTTAATTCTTCAGAATATAAGGACGAAGAAGTCAATCGGGAAGAAATACATATAATTGGTAGGGTGTTTTGGTGGTCTGTTTTAGCTTAATGCGTAGATTTATTTAAGAATAAATTATAATAAAACTTTCTATCGATATTTATTACAAATAAAATGCCTAGTACACTAAGAGATCGTTTAATAGAATTAATGGCTGAGTGTGGGCTCAGCAAACAAATCGAACTAGCCAATATTGCTAAGTTTAGTAAAGAATTGGTTAATCAATGGTTTAATGGTGATACAGGCTTGGTAAAAAACCTTTGTTAGAACTGTCAAAAAATACAGCTTTTTCAGCTCAATGGTTAGCAGATGGAACAGATCCAAAATATAAAACAAATAACACTGATTCATTAGCTCAAAAATCAAGCACATTGGAAACAGTAAATAGCAATTCTACAATCCTGAAATTATATGATAGGAGTGCTTTTTGCGGTCAAGGAACCATAATTTCTGAATTTCCAGTACAGTACTTCTTAGGACAGTTGAGATTCCTAACGATGCTATTATAAAGCTATTGGGCACAACAAATTTACAAAGTGTTTAGCTTATGCCTCCTGACGGGGATTTAATGGAATCTACTATACCCCCAGACGCTCCATAACATTCATTAAAACTGATATAGATAAATTTCAAGATAACGGAGTTTATCTTATAACATTTGATGGTTATACCTATATTAAAAGACTAGCAAAAGGGAAATCGGGGGTAATCAATGTAATATCTGATAATAAACTTTATTCATATACAGATTTTGATATTGCACCAGTTGATTTAGATCGATTAATAATTCACGGTAAATTTTGGAAAGCATTACCTTTAGATTTTTTTGATATATAATTTAAATTAACAATTTATTTTCATTATTTAAATGATTTCAGCCGTATTAACACAGTATTTTTGCATGTAAATACCGGCAGCTGTTTACCGGTGTTTTTTGTTTGAAGGACATCTAAATCTCTATAGTATACATTCCAAGCAACCATAATAAACTTGGCAGAAAAACTAATTAATTCTAAATGTTACACAGCTGATCAATTTCTAGGTAAACAATAGATTTTACAATTAACTATAATTCACAACTCTAATATTAGGATTTAAAAATGGATAGACGAGATAAAATATTGTATTTAATAAATAATTCATTCAACGGAAGCCAAGTAAAATTTGCAGAGGCAATTAAAAGATCTCCGGCTCAAGTTAATCAATGGGTAACTAATTGCAGGGCTGTTGGCGACGTTTTGGCTTTACATATAGAACGAACTTTAAATCTACCATCAGGTTGGTTAGCTAAAGAAGAAGACAATAAAATCAAAATTAATCAATCAAATGCCTTTCATCTAGGAGCACCCAGATATATATATGACGAATCATGCCCATTGGGGAATGATGAGGTTGAAATTCCTTTTTATACGGATAATATTTTAAGCGCAGGTAACGGATTTGTATCAGATATACAAAATTTTAATAATATGAAAATGCGCTTTTCACGAACGATGTTAAATCAAAAAGGTATTGATCTAAAATGTTTAGTATGTATTGTGGCTGATAATGATAGTATGGAACCAGCTATTCCAGATGGAGCAATTGTTGGAATCAATACGAGTAATACTCAGATTAAAGATGGTAAATTATACGCAATTAATCATGACGGTTTATTATGTATCAAAATCCTAAAAAGACGACCTGGCAACAAAATTCTGATACAAAGTTATAATTTTAACTCATATCCTGATGAAGAGGTTGATACAGGAGCAATTACTGTTATTGGAAAAATATTTTGGTGGTCAGTTTTGCTATAACATAAATTTATGTTTTAAATTGCAAGAAAAGAAAAAGAGAGAGATTATTACATTAAATTGCTATTTTATCTAAATAGCCGAAAACCTAGTCATTTATAGTGTGGAGGACATCAAAATTCGCACATATTAAATGGCAATACCTTGATAAATGTTGCCGCCCCAGTTGATTTTTTTTCGCCCAGCTCCTTGGCTGCCTGTTGCATGGCTTCATTAATTGCAGCGAATCTTCGGGTCGTTATCTTTCCTATTGATAGGGTACGGATAAATAACCACCGCGCGCCTTGTTGCGTGCTTACTCGCCAGCGGTGTACTTACCCAAGTCACTTTTTTTTCATTCGGCCGCGCGTATTTCGGATCAACTCCCTTTTTCACGCATTCATTAGCTGTACACCCTTTACCGTAATTGATGAAACACTGTTCCTTACTTCTTTTCTCCTCAATAACGGTAAAATCCTGCTTAGAGATTTCAATGGCTCGCTTAACGACCTTAACCAGATTGGCATCAACGTCGCGTAAATTGTTCAGAGAACGACTGCCTAATTTGTACATATCAAACCTTTCATAAATAAAAAAAGCAGTCAGAACGGCTGCTATGTATAGACTATTTACATTTATTAATGTATTATTAAATTTAATCCCCTTTAATTAATTTAAAGCCCTCAAAAACTCCTCCGTCTTGAGGGTATTTTTTTGCCATAAAAAAAGCTGCCTACTGGCAGCTTATTCAATTCCCAAAAACTCACTTAGTCCATTTAATATCAAGCTTACGCTTATTTTCGGCGCAATCTTTTAAATACATATTCATTAAAACCTGATACGGTAATCCGGTTTCATCAGCCATATCTTTGAAATAAGTAATACTATCTTCATCAATCCGAATAGTGATTGTTTTCTTTAACTGTCCGGAATACGGATTGCGTTTTGCTTGACTAAAATCGTACTCTTTTTTCATAAATGTGCCTCGTATTGTTGGCGTTCTTGCTTGGTAGCAGTCCTTGCAGAAATCAAACGGATTGTATCGCCTCTTTCACAATGAATAACCACTAATATGCGTAAATTCTCACTCATCCCTAGCAATATGAAACGGTCTTCATCTTCGGAATGATCTGGATCATTAATTATCAAGGCATTTTCGTCCCAAAATACTGTAACAGCTTCATCAAATGATACGCCATGCTTTTTTGATATTGCTTGCTGCTTTTTCCTGATTCCATTCAAAGCCATTAATCATTCTATCCCCTTAGTTGTAAATATATTATATTTATATTTTAAATATATAACAAGTAGTTAATTTTCATATAGATGATTTTTTCATATCATCTATAGTTACAACTGTATCAATGGCACCAGCGCTCCAAATAAAAAAGCCGGCATTTAGCTGGCTTAAATCAGTTAAATAATCAAAAAACTACAATCAAATCACTATTTCTGCTTATCATCTGTATCACCGATTATCTTTTCTGCCCTGTTACACACAGCATTAATCAGTTTTTTAGCCAGCTTCGGCGCAGTTGCTTTGAATGCGTCTAACAGAGATTTTGAGGCCATCCCAGCAAATACCCCAGCACCGGCAAACAGCCACGGGTGATTCTGCGTAAAGAAATACTCTGTTATAGCGGCTGAAAAAACCATGCCTATAATGATGAATGTTACAGTAAGCATGACACCATAGCGTCGGTAATCAGACACCACTAGCGAGCCGAGAAAGCCGCCGGCAAGGGCGAAACAGTTGGACAGTGTAAAAACTTCATTCATTATTTCCCGCCTTTTTTATCTTCTGCCTGTTACGTGTTTTTAATCAGATTTCTGCCGGCTAATGCGCATATGATGGCAATTAGCGGGTATGTGGTCATGCCTGTGGACAGTGGCGGATAGGCAGCGATAAACGTTCCGGATATCACAAACCAGATCAGCGCCGACCACAGCAGGCAGCACCCGGACAGAATATTGCTGCGGCTGGAATGACAAAAGGCAGTAAATAACTGCCCGATAGCAACCACAATTAAAATGGTCACAAACACCTTAGGGTATAAATGCGGGAATTTGCCGTATAGACCCTCCTTAATTATTTCGTCACCATGCAGGCCGAATACCAGCGCAAAACCCAGCATAGCGAATCCGTTCAGTACTTCGATTATTCGCGTGCCGGTACCGAATAACCAGTTTTGCAGTCTGTCTGGTAAAAACCGGAAGTCCAGTAACCAGTAAAACCATTTAATCACTTTTGTCATGACATATTTACTCCATAAAAAAAACCGCTTTTCAGCGGTTATCAGTTAATAGTTGCTTTTAGCTTCTTCCCATAGCCGGAACAGCCTGTCCTGATCAATATCCAAGGTATCAGTAAAAAACTGCCAGATATCATCATTTTCCAGTGTGAATGTCTGTGCTTCCATGATGGCATTACGCACTTTAATCAGATGAATACCAGTTAATTCTCGCTCAGCGATTTCCACCAGTTTTTCCTTATTTTTCCCGTACTCCAGCTCAATCTGAGTTAATATCTGGCTACGATTCAGCATACCGGCATTTTTTCTTTTATCGAGCTGACGCAATTCATCGGCATTAGACACTTCTATCCATGTTTCTGCCTTTTCTAACCATTCGCTATAGGGTAATGGCGCCTGCGTTGTTACATCATCCGGTAGCACTCCCAGTTCAGATATGCGAATGCGTTCGCCGGTTTGTTTGCTGTAAACGGTTTCGCCGCGATGATCTTCAATATATTTCCAGACGTTGCCCAACCATTGCGGAATATAGCCTGCTTTTAATTCAGGCTCATCAGCGATGATGCACAGCCAAGGTATCAGGTAATTACCATCCGTGTTAAGAGGGTCTAAATCCGCTATAGTCATACCGATAAAATAGTTATTTTCGTCCAGCTGGCAGACGGGAATAGTTGGTGAATATTCTTTCATTCATTACTCCTTAAATTTTAATACAGGCAAGCAGTGCAACATTGCGTGGTCGTGTTTCTGCTGATGTTCTTGCTACTTCCGCATTGTCAAATTTAACTTTAAAGTTTAGTGTTAATGGTGTGACCGTTCCGATTTTTGCTGTACTCACATTCTCTCTGCTAAAAACACCATTGGAATAATCCTTACCCACGAAAGTGATATCACCAATTTCACCAGTCATACGCTGTACTGTATCTGACTGGGTGGTACCCAACTGCCTGCCATCATCAACGCCTCTACCCTCATCATATGCGCGTAAAAACTCACCTCTTAAATCCGGCAGGTTAAAGGTAGTTTTCCCGTTCCCTGCACCGAAGCGTGTACCAATAGCCGCATACAGACTGGCATATGATATGCGTGATACTGCTGCGCCATTAGCCTTTAACCAGCCGACAGGTGCGGTATCCATAGCGAAAAACTGCACAGCTCCGGCAGGCGTGGCATTAATATCTTTGCTACCGTCAAACGGTATGCCATTAATACAGACTGCATTCTGTAGCCTTGTGGCAGTTACGGCATTGCCTGTTGTATCTTGGTTACCTCTGGTATTCACGCCGGGCAGATCTATGTCCTGCGTACCGTCAAAGAAAACCCCGCCAATATTGCGTCCTTCAAATAATTTTGAGGCTGAAACAGCGTTAAGCCCTATGGCGGCAATAACCTCCCAGTATTGGGGATTCTGATTAGGGTTGTTGGTGTTCTTATCTGCAACTGAGATAAATACTTTCGTACCATCATCAGCCAGCAATATCGCACCTTTCTGATACCCGCCAAAAGCATCACAGTAGGCTTTATCAAAATAGAACAGATTGCCTTTCTGCATATGTACAATAGTGGCGGATAAGGCGTTAAGAATGCCGTTAAAGTCCATACCCTTTGGAGGCAGGCCGCCCGATTCTACCGGCTGCATGGTTACGTTCGGAAAACCGTCGCTCCATGTTGCATCCTCCGGATCTTGCCCGGGCTGCCGGGTGTTCTGAATATTGTTTTTACTGCCGTTAGCCGCAAATGCCTGCGGGATTAATACTGGATTTTTACTCATGCGAAACTTCCTTGGTTAAATGGTTGAAAACCTGTTCCGGAAAAACCAAAAATCCCCGCGGGCGGGGATTCACGATAATCAATTAAAACGCCAGACGGGCGCGGTAATAATTGCAGGTTATAGATAATATGCCTTTCAAATTTATTGGGTATGAATTCAAAAAAATACCGCCCTTTCATGTGGCCGGTAATTAAAAAATACACGCGCTTCTCCGGAAATATCATGCGCAGGTATTTATTAATATTCGGTGCTGTTACATGAAGAATATTGGCCGCTGCCTTAATCATAATAAGCAGGCGGAAACGTTCATCTGATAAACGATAGGAACTGAACCTCGCACCTGCAGAACTGAACGGATAGCTGTTAAATGGCTGGAAAGCCTGCGGGCTGGTTTTAAATCCAAAAGTATCAATATCATCAGGCGGAATGCTGATATTGCGATTCACGCCCACAATCCGCCCCCAGATATCCAGCCCGAAACTCTGTGCAGTTTTCACATTGAAAGCCAGCCGGTAAAAATCATCAATTGATCTGGCAGGGTCTATGCATTCATTCATGCTTTCAATCAGATTGCAGATAACCGGACTGTTCGCATACTGTGACATTAAAGTGTCTTGAATATTTTTCATGATATTTTAATCTGATAAATTGAGGCTGTCGGGTATTCATCCACGCCGATTTCGAGCATGTCTGCCCATTTTTTACCGTCCTTACTTACCCGCAGGGACACTACACTTAAATGAGGAATAGCAGCAGCAACCGGACAGATGAATTTAGAAGCAATAACCGGCTGTCCGATTGCGGCCTTTGCGGGTCCGGTTGTAAAACCGGTAATAATGGCCGCTTTTACAGCTTCGCTATCCTGATATGACAGCAAATCAGGATCATCAACAATAACCTGAAAAAAAACCGGCACAAAAGCCGGTCGTAAAAATTTTACGGTGTATGTCGGCGGTCTGACGGGGAAATTTTCTGTATCCGCTATCACGCATTCTGTATTGCCATTAAAAGAACAGCCCGAGCCGGCTTTGTTCAAAATGGTACGAGCAATGGTTTCATCATCTCCGCCCACTACAGAAACCAGAATACTGTTACGGATGACCGGATAATTGGTAGTACCAACCTGTATAGTCTCATCTGTCGGGTTGTCGATAACATACACATCTTTAACATCGGCTAAATCAGCCACTGCACCATAAGTTGAGGCATTGGTATTTTTGCTGTTAATCGCTACCGATGCCCGCCGGCGTTTTTCAAAATCCAGACGGCTTTCTTCCTCGACCCCGGCAATGGCAGCATATGGGTTGGTTACCCGATCTAAGCCGGTAATTGCTTTAGGGATACCGGTTATCGTATCGGGTACGGCATTGATATTGCCGGCAGATACGCACTGCGCATGCACGCTTACTTTACCGTCTTGAGTTATGGTTGCTTCGTTAGTTAACTGCCATTTATTACCGTTATCGTCGTTAAATACCGTACCGGCTGGAATAGTTACCCCGGCCAGCCCGTTCAGCACCAGCATTACACTGGAATGCGTAGCTTGTTTGCGGGTCATAAAATAGATATAACCCAGCCCGTCCTGCCAGATACCCTGCGCATAACGCGGATCGAACTGATTCAGCAGGGTTATCATCTGATTGCGCTCATCGGTAATAATGGCGGCCAGAGAAGTTACTAACTGCCCTTGCGGTGTATTCATGGCCGTATTCAAGTCCTGCCCGAAAGCATTTCTGAACAACTCCCATAAGCCACTAATTACCTCATCTGCAGACGGTGCAATAATCCCCTTATCAGTAACCTGTAATTGCGGAATGCTCATAAACCAATTACTCCCGTTTTATGATTACTGTTAGTAAATTTAATCTGTCCGCGGATAATCCGCTCACCGTCAAGCATTAACTCTGCCTGAGCGGTGACAACTCCGGGAACGCTTAGCGCGGCATCGTGAAGATGTTTGCGGTATAAAGCCAGCGGATAGCGTCCGTTACCTAGAATGCGCGTTAAATATGGTATTCCCTCCTGCTGGTTAAAATACATATCTTCTTTCATGGTACGGCAGGCACTGGCAATGTCCTGCGCTTGCTGATAGGTGCTTTCAGCAACAGCAATGTTGCCCTCTGCATCAAGCGTCAAATCCCATGTATCAGGCATTAAAAATAATGTTTTCATGAATTGGGCTTCCCTGTATTGCCGTTGCCAGTAGTCACACCTTTGTGAGTGTGATTTTGCAGACTGACTGAACCGGCTTTAATATCTCCATCGGCACTGATACCGCCGCCCCCGGTAAACTGTGCGGCCTGTAAAGCATTGACCGCATAGCTGCCTGTCGTAGTGGTTACCGCTGAAGCTTGCATGTTGATAGATGGTGCTTCCAGCGTGATACTGGTCGGTGAGTGAATCACTATGCCGCTGTCTGAAAAACTGATGTACTGCTGCGGTGTACCGTTTAAAAATCCGCCAATATACAGCCCGTCATTCCAGTCATGCTGGCGGCGGCTGCCGGGTGCGGATTAGGCTTTATTGCGCTTAACTGCGGATATATCGCGTGAGGCAAAAGCACATAAGCCGATATCGCCTGCGACCGGATCGCAGATAACCGCATTGCTGCCGCCCTGTAAGCGGAAATACGGAACGCTGAATATTCTGCCGGGTGAGTAGACATTCCCGGCACCGTCAAGCATCTGTACCAATGGCTGTACGTTTACTTCGCCCACCGGACTGACGCCGGTACCTGAAACCGCCAGCACTTTGACAAGGGTCACTGTCTGAACCCGCGATATTAAATTGGAAATAACCGCGTTAAATTCTGCTGCTCCGCCCAGTGAATGATTGATATTCAGGTTGTCCAGATTTTCATATTCTGCTGATTGCTGCATCTTTGCTGTCTCTCCATGTTGCGGCTATATCACAAAACCAGTTTCCGTCCGGCTGATTGGATTCAAGGCTTTTATGCATGCCGTATATGCGCCATTCGCCGTTACATACTTCAACCTGACTGTCCTGTATCTTGCAGATACCGCCGAAACGCAATAACGGGTCGTACAGGCATTTAAAAGTTACGCCGCGTATATCGGGTACCGGATAGCTGATCAGTCCTGAGGTGGGCGTAATGACCGGAATTTTGATGTTGCGTGAGCCGCCTTTCGGTGTAACCGCAATCAGGTTATTCTCAATGTACATATCAAACTCAAAATCATGTTCAAGCGTTTTAAGCTTATCCAGATTAGAGCCGTTTAAAGTCAGGTTTTTGGTGATTGCAGATACGCCGTTATTCTCAAGCTGATAACCCATGCTGTCGCAGATATCCTTGATTGCATCGGCAATATCCACCTCGCCTTCTTTTTCATACGGCGGCTGCGGTTTTTTGTACTCCAGCATGGCCGCCTGAGATTCAATAACCAGACAGACATCGGGAGCCACGGAAAAATCCATCGTTGCAAAAGTAATATTGCCTTCAAATTCAGTAATCAGCTGCTCACCCTCTTCTCCGACTTCAACTTTTACCCTGTTCATCAATGCATCAAGCGTATTCCAGTGTACACGGAACAGTTTGGCCATTTTCTCCAGTGCCAGCCCGTAGATTCGTATTTGTGCTACCGGCATTACTGAGCCATAACCGAACATGATATTGCACATCACACGAAAGCCTGTTGCGCTGATCTGGTTATGATTGCCGGCAAAAACAATATGCTCACCCTGTTTGCCTTTGTCCCGCAGGGTAACGGTTACTTTTATCTGTTTACGTTTCATCGGTATATACCAAAACAAACCGGCCATTCAGGCCGGTGTAAGTCGGGTTATCGTCGCCATGGGTATCTATGAATACAAGATTTCTGGTTATCGGCGTTCCGTTGAGACAGACGCGGTTTTGTACCTGCACGCCGTCCTTGTCGTTTTCTACGCTGGCAAAAAGCTGCCCGAGCCGCGTAAACAACCGGATATGCCAGCGACTGCCGTTAATCACAAAAGATATATTCTGATTAGGATTAGCATCCAGCGGTATGGTTACTGTTCTCATTTAAACCACCCTTTAATAGCGTTTACTGCCTGATATAGCAAAGATTCCCCGGGTTTTTCGGGCTGCTTTTCTCCGCCGTCGCTTTCTTTTGCATCATCAGGATTTTTTACCTCTTCGGTATCGTATTTCACTACCACTTCGCGCACTTCTTCTAGATGTAGATTTACTTTAATCAGTTGCGCCCCGTCTGACGCTTCACGCGCGGTGTCGTAACCAACAATACAGGCGTTGGTATAAACATATTCAGGCGTGATGATGTAAAACAGCAGTGTACTGGCTGCCAGTGTTTCAACCTGTCCGAGAAACACGCCGCGCATTAAAGTGCCTCCTGAGCCTTTGGTAAGCTGTACAGTGGCTTTATACGGATTGGCGACTTTGTTGTAACAGGCGAATGAGCCTTTTTCAACCGGTGCCTGTGCTATTTTGGCGGAATTACTGTACTTAAGAGAGGTAACGTTATCAGCCAGCAGAATAGGTATTCCATACTCGTTAAATACACCCCAGTAATTACCGAATACGGCATTTATCAATGCTGCCCCGCCCAGACTGATCAGGGCATTAGTACCGGCAACATTCAAGCCTTTAAAGTTTGGTATGTTAGGAATACCGTCAATTGGCAGCATAGTCTACTCCAATAAAAAAACAGCCCGAAGGCTGCAATAGAAAAGCCAGCGCATGGCTGGCTTGAATCCGTTAAAATAAAAGAAAAAACACTAATAAATTAATTTTGAAGAAATTTTAATATCAATTCCCATATTTTTATTTGCGTTTGTGCTGAACGTATCTCTTTTTCTGCATTAGTTATTCTATCTTCATGAATTTGTATTTCATTGATCCGATTCGTTTTTTTTAATTCGCTAATCATAATATTAGCCATTTGAATTATATTAAGATACTTCTTTTCTATCTCTCTCTGAGTTATTACAAGCTTTTTAATCCACAAACAATGATCATCTTTATCACTTTCAAATTTACAAAATAAAAACATTATTATTAATGCTAGAGTATTTTTAGTAATTTCATCATTTGCAAGCCATACAACTATTTCTTCCATCATAATAATGAAATCTGATACAAACTCAAATGGCAATCCATTCTTTAACAGAAATGATCCCGCTAAGCTAACTGATGCACGTTTATTACCATCTATAAAACAATGATTTTTATTTATTGAAAAGATTAAATGAACTAATTTTGAAGAAAATGTTGGATAATACAAATCGTTTTGAATCAGTGTTAAAGCACTAATTAACAATCCCTCATCACGAAGCCCTAATAATCCTCCGCTTGCCAAAATTATTGCATCATGTTTGGCAATAGCTTCTTCTAATGTAATATACGTAATTGAATTCATTTATCACGCAAACGAATAAATACATTTAATATTTCTGGTTTTTTTAGTAATTCATCAAAGGCTTTATCTGCATCAACCGTTTTCATTCTCAATTGTCTTTCCTCCATAGATTCCTGAAATATCTTATCTGCTTTGGCTGAAACTTTATTGATAATATCTGTCTCTAATGACTTTATAATACTAAGATTTTTCTCAATATTTTCCATAATTTATTCCTCAAATTATTTTATTCTATCATACACTTTAATAAGAGTATAAAAAGCCGGAATGGTACCGGCTTGTTTTGTTAGGTGGATAATACCGTATTTAGTGGAACTACATCGGCGTATGATTTCTGACTAGCTATCCATAAATCATAATTAACCTGCAAATTAATCCAGAATTGCGGGCTGGTATTCAATAAGATGGATAACCTTACTGCCATATCAGTACTAATTCCAGCTTTCCCATTAATGATTCTAGATAGAGCTGGCCGTGTTATTCCTAAATGTTTGGCGGCTGTACTGATGCTGGTCTCACCTAAATATTCTTTTAATACTTCACCTGCATGGCAAGGATTGTACATGTTCATACGCCTAACTTTCTTTCTTTGATAATGAATTTTGATAATGAATAATTTGAATATTTTATTATAATTTTAAATAAAGTTTAATAATCAATTTTTTATGAAAATTTTAAATAAAGTTTAATAATCAATTTTTATGAAAATTTTAAATAACTAATATGTCTCAATGATAATCTTGGTAATCTACTAAATCTGCATCTTTTCCATCATATTTAAAAGTTAAACGCCAATTACCGCTTATAGTAACCGCCCAATGTCCATTTAAATCACCTTTTAACTGATGCAAATTCCAACCAGGCTTATTCATATCTTTAAGTTCTGCCGCAGCAGCCAGAGCTGATAATAAAATGCGTAACTTCTTACAATGTGCATTCTGAATACCTGCCTTAATACCTCTAAGATAAAATTGTTCAAGCCCCTTGTGTTTAAAACTATTTATCATAAGTACCTTATTGAGAAATGTATACTATAAGTATACATTAAATCAAGATATTTTACTATAAATTAAAAAAAACCACTCCTAAAAGTGGTTTTTAATATGCAATAAAATCAAATAATAAACTTAGGATGCAGCTCTTCAATCGGGCGATCTAGCCTTGAGCTGTCGCATTCCCCGTATATTACCCTCATGCGTTTTGCCAGCTCCATCAGATACTCTGCCTGCTGCTTTGTCTGTATCAACAGTTTTTTAAACACATCAGTCTTGATACAGTTATAACCGTTGATATTCTCTGCATATGTAACTCTGTTATTTTTAACAATTACCAGCCAGCGTCCGTCTGCATTGATAGTACGCAAAACATTGTTTTCAACAACAGCAGATTTAAACATATCAGGCGCATTCGGTATGCTTTCCAAGTATTTCAGAGCAGCGGTGTAATGTTCAACCGGCATGGCTCTGTAACTGTCGATGTTCAGATAGGTATGCAAACCGGCATATATTTTCTGATACGGCTCGCCTGTTCGCTGGCTGCGTTCTTCTACTGCGCGTTGTATTGTATCTGCCTGTTCTTTACTGATTAGGTGGCTGATGGCTTTATGCTGTATTCCTATAAATCGCTCACGCTCACATTGAATAAAATATTTTCGTACCTGACGACCGATTTCGGTTTTCTCAACCATCGCCAGCTCTTTAGCCATATCTAAAATTAGATAGTATTCAATTTTGCTTTGTCCGCCTCGTTTAGAATTATTCCCATTAGATGAGTTACTTAGATCGCTCGCCAATTTTGGCGAGCGAATAAAATCCACTCCATCTACAAAGCCATACTCTACAATTCTTCCCTTAATCCAATTTGATAAGTCCCGAACAACAGTGTAATTACATGTATTACAACAGACCACATTTAAATGCTAGATGTTGTGTAAAGAAATTTCCCCATTTGTATATATCAGCAATTTTACAATCACCATCTTTTTGACATCTTACCAAATAAGTAACAGTACCTTCTACATCCGTCTTTTTGGTTGCACCTACTGTTACTTGAACCATGTTTTCACTTGGCTCAGAAAACGTTAATTTAGCAGAAGGATCTAGATATAGACCCATCCATATAAATAGATAATAAAAATAATTACAATCTCTGCGTAGTCCGAGTGGTGTCTCATCTAAGCTCTTTTCTTTGGTATATATAGAATATAGTCTTTTTATATTATCATCCAGATATTTTGAAAAAAAGGAGTAATGATCTTTAATAGTTCTATAATCTGATTTGTTATCTTTTGTTTCGTCTGCTTTTAATTTAGATATATTTGAATCATACATCCCCTTTATAAATTGTAATTGTGGACTTTCCGCATATGCACATGCACTAATAAACAAACCTAATA